AGATGGAAGATAATGATAATGCCAGACAGCGAGATTCTGAGACTAGAAAAACGTCAAAGAGGTCTACAAAGAGTAGCAACAGCAATTAATGATTTAACTATTTATGGAATTTATCAAACTAATTTTCCTAAATTAGTTGAAGTATTAGAACACGCTAAAGATCATGTTAAGGCAGAGATAGCTGCTACACGTAAACGTATTATTGAAAACTCTACTATCAAAGTAGAAGAAGTATACACAGATCCATTAAGATCTGAAGCTCAAAAAGAAGCTGAAAAAGTAAATGATATGTATACTACAAAAGGTATTTAAAAATTCTGTATCAGGTTACAAACCTATAGATCTATAGGGTTAAAATCCCATGGGCAATCCTGATAAAGATAGAGCCAGGTGGGAGACTATCTGGCTTGTTAAATTTTAGTCATCTTTACAATCCAAGATGTAGGAATATTAGTACGATCTCCATAAGTATAAGATCCATCTTCTTCAATGTATGCTGCAAACAATTTAATAGAGTGTTTGTCTTTAGAAAAAAGCCAACCTTCGTTAACAGGATTAGCTAATTTCATATTAGTAAATTCTTTTTTCTCTGCCCAACCAGAGTCACTTACACAGTCAACCCACTCAACTCTGTATTTGTCATAAGGTAATGTATGAGAATCTTTTGAGAAAGATATTTTCTTTTTAGTGTAACGTTTTTTTGTCATGTGCAGCCCATATAAATGTTGAATGATCATTTTCTTCTAATGCATCCATAATGTTAGAAGGTACGTTATGTCCTTCTTCATCAAATACTAATTGTAAGTATGTGCTGTAAATTATTGCAAGAGCCATAGCATCAGCAGCTCTAACTGACATGTCAGGGTGTTGACCTTTAATAAAATCTCCAATTGCTGCAGGTTTTACATTAGTCAAAAAAGTCTCTGAATAAGGTTGTTTTCTTTTAGGAAACTTTAAAATCTTAGTCATAATTACGTACCTCTGGCGAGGATATTTATATTAGTTATTTGGGTTGCATTAAAAAATCAATGTTATTTTGCATCTTAGGTACAAGTTCATCGTACACAGTACGCCATAACATAGAATCATCATAAAAAAAGTTCTTATTTTTCCACATATTGTGGTAATGGTCATAAAATCTACGACATATTTCGATAGCATCTATGTCTAATTTAGTCCAAAAATCTTTTTCACTCATACCATTTGTATGTAATTGATGATGATGAGGAAAACATAAAGGTACAGTATATTGATCTCCAACTTTCTGTGAGAAACCTCTAGGCATAGCGAAAGTAACATGATGAGCTTGGCATCTTGTGTCCTGGCAAAGTATACAAGGATTAGATGCTACCCATTTTAGGTACTCTTTGTCTTTGATTCTTTGTGCCTTGTCCTCTGATAGTATTGTGCACTTTTTTGTAACCATAATAAATTGCTAAACCAGATAGTCCTTCATGTACGTTGTTAGATGCTCTGCGTTCTGACATACTTAACATATGTGCTATCTCAATGATACCAAAATTATAATGACAAAACAACTTCATAAATTTAGAAAGTCTTTTGCCTATCTCATCATCAACATCTTTGACTGCAAGTGCAGCTCCAAGAGATGATGTAATAAAATCTGTGTTGGTTCCATCAATACGTTCTTTAAGAACATTGCCAGTACCACCACCTTGAAGTTCACACATAAGACGATACCTAGATCCAGCTTCATATTCTTCAATAGATATAAGCTTTCTATGAAACATATACATTAAACGAGACTCACGTATATTTAACCATACTTTACGTTTGTCTAAAATTGTAGATATTAACTCAGGTTTTTCTATCTGACGCATAAGATACTTTATAATTTTCTATTGCATTATCAACAAAAGATCTAAATTTTTTGTTTTTATTATATAGATTATTAAGTCTATAAACTCTGTTTTTATTACAATTATGCAAACGAGCAATAGTGCTCTTACACCCATACACTTGTGTAGGGTGCAATAGCCAAGAAAGTAAAATACATAAATTATATATTTTATATTCGTTACTATTACCAATAGTTCTTTTACCTTTTAATATATCTACAGATACATTATAAGATGAACTACAATACTTTTGAATATTATTAACCATAAGGAGATAAACATGAAGATTGAATATAGACATAGTGCTTCAAAAACTAATAGTTTTATTGATAGTCCACCCTATTGGATTATCAATAACTTGTATGATTTTGAATCAAAAGCAAATGCCAGAATGAAAATGGGCAGTACTGCTGAAGTTGCAGCAGAGTATGCTTTGCAAAACCAAATCACTGATGAAGAAGCTATCATAGATTACGCAAAAACTGAATACCTAAAACTAGAAGGTGATGAGTCAGATGATGAATGCCTTTGGTCTGGTATTATTGCTAATCAGTTTGTTAAAGAACTACCACAATTTGGTAAAATTGTTTCTTATCAAAATGAAAAGCAAATACCTGGTGAAAAATATGGCTTAAAATATGACGTTGTAGGTAAAACTGACTTTGAGTTTGACGATGTAATCATAGATACTAAAGCTACTGCTTACATAAAAAGACTTAAATCTGGTGCTATTGATAGCAGATGGTACCCAAAAGACGCTGATTTGCGTCAACAAGCCCTTTATAAAGACCTTTTTAATAAACCGACTGCTTTGCTCTATTGTTCGTACAAAGACGTTTACAGCGTGGATATGGAAGGCAGAGAGGGTCATTTAGAGACCATTATACAAGCTATGAAACATATAGAACATATCTTGGATATTGCTAAAACAAAAGAAGATATAGTTAAAATGTTTCCATTAACTATGGATAACTTTAGATGGGGTAAATCAGATAATGAACCATCTAGAATATATGCAAAAAACGTTTGGCAAAATGCTTTTAAATAAGCTATAACAAATAATGCAAAAGTTTGGAAATATAATAAAACAAATAAACAGGAGAACAAACATGGAACATGAGACATTTGAATGCTCATTTAAAAAAGCATTCGAGAAAGATGATGGTCAAGTTACTGTCTACGTTACCAAAGACGATGGTAGTGATATGACTATATATGGTGAGGCTTTAGGCTCATCAAGATGGCCGAAGGGAGCAAGACTTAAAATTGATGCACAGCCAGTAAGAACAAGTAAAACTGGTAAACAATATCAAACTGCAAGTAGAATAGAATGCTTAAGTGAGGTGTCAGATAATTCTGGTGCTGTACCAAGTATGGTTAATGCTACTGGAGTACAAGCAGTTAGAAATGTAACTGATCAATTCTCAGAAAAATACAGATTGACTATGAGTAACTTAATAGGTTCTTATATGTCAGGTGGCAAAATACCAACTGAATCAGAGTTTCAACAAATTGATAATCTGGTAAGGAAAGTATTAGATGCAAAAGCTAATAGTGTTGAAGAAATACTATCAGATGATCCACCATTTTAACAATTTCTTATCTCCCTCGAGTTAGAAAACTAGGCATTGCTACAGAACAAGGTTCTTCTCTGTAGTAGTGCCTTTTTATTATGAAATGTAAACTTTGTAAAAAAACTGCAATCATTATACGCAATAAAGAATATTATTGTGCAGATTGTGAATTAATTAGATTAAAAATTTATAAACTAAATAAGGAGAATAAATGATTACAGAACAACGATTAGAAAAAGCGTTAGCATTTTTATCTGAAACAGATGAAAGTAATGCACAAGCTAATGCTAATGTTAAGTATCTTGATAGATTACTTAAACGTAAAAAAGCATTACATATAACTGGTAACTCAGAAGATAAAAGTATATCTGCTAAAGAACAATCTTACTATGCAAGTGATACATATAAATCTGCAGTAGATGAATTGTTTGAAGCAGAAGTTAAATCTTCTACATTAGAAAACAAACGTGATAAAGAAGGTCTTATTATAGATCTCTTTAGAACATTAGAAGCGAGTAGACGTAAAAACAATATATGATCTATAAGTTTAAAAAATGGGTTATACTTCCTGCTTATACAGAAATATTTGTTAATGCAAATTCAGATGAAGAAGCATTAAAGATATTAAATGCTATAGATTCTACAACTTTAAACTGGCAAGAAGCTGACGCAGTAGAGCAGCGAATGACATATGAAGTTATAGATGAAAAATCCTGAGAGGTATTTGTTTAGAGCTATAATTAGTCAAGCAATACATGATGCCATGTATAATGGTTTAGATAAATATTATCTTATAGACAAACGTAATGCTATTGATTGGCTTATAAGTAATTCAGTAGACTTTAGAACTATATGTCATTATGCAGAAATAGATCCTGAAATGGCTTGTAAAAAATTTACTGCTGCTATGAAGTTAGATCTATATACATTAAGAGAAGATCAACATAAAGTGTTGAGCAAACCAAGAAAAAAATATAAACATAAAAGTAAATTTAGGTTAACATTTAATGAGCAAAGTTTGGAACAAACAGATTAAAGGTAATCACTACCAAAAATATAAAATTCAACCAAGTAAATTTGTAGTAGAAAACAAACTTCTATTTCCTGAAGGATGTGCAATTAAATATATAATTAGACACCAGGACAAAGGAGGTAAAGATGATTTGTTAAAAGCTATACACTTTATTGAAATGATAATAGAAAGAGATTATTCTTAACTTTTTTCTATTTCGTTACAAAAATATGTAACGTATAGTTTTTGTTCGTCCATTTTTACTTCGTATTTATCTGTAAATGTAGTTATTAATTTTGCACCACCATTTACACACTCAGTCCAACTGTTGTATTGTGTTGGTACAGTTGCAGTGTTATTACAAAATCCTGTAATTGCTGAACATATAGAAAAAGCTAATATAAATTTCATTATTCTAATATAAGTTTTTTAATACTTTTTTTATTCATGTATATTTCAGTTTCTGCCATTGACTTTATGCATTGGTAATCTACGTTATTACTATTATTTGTTCTCATTGCAATTCTTTTGCCTTTTAAACATTTAGACATAGATTCTTGTATTCTATGTTCTTTTATTTCACCATTAACAATCATCAATAATGCAATAACAATTTCAGTCATTAGTAAGTTCCATTACCATTTGCTCTAACTTTATCTTTTAAATGTTCAATATCATTTAAAGCTTTTTCAAGTTGTGATTTTAAAAATTCTATATTAACTTTATTAGTCATATTCATTTCTTGCGTAGACTGTAATTTTTCTACAGTTTTATAAAGATCTTCTAATAAAAAATGTTGTTCTTGATCAGTAGGTACTTGCTCAGATTTTTTAAGCAAATCATTTTCAAATAATTCTCTAGAAGTTTCTAATGATGTCAATCTACCTGTAAGTTCAGTATATGCAATTACACCTGCTACTACACCAAAAATTATCATAGCCATATTACGTAATGGCATACTTACAGATGTATTTTCACTAATTTTCATTTATTTTTAAACTTATTATTTTTTTCCCAAAAAGGTAACATATGTCCTGAATTTTTGTAACATTTAATACAAGAGTATTCATTATCTTTTAATGATATAAAAGCTTCAGTCATGCTAATATTTTTATTACACCATTTACATTGACCTCTTATTTCGATCACTTTGGTTTACGCATAATGTCTGCACCTTTAAGACCATAAATTGCTGACACTATTCCTATAAATATTGCTTGGTACCAATAAGGAAGTTCTTTAAAATATTCAAAGAACATATCTAATCTATTACGAATCTCAGGATCGTCAGTGAAGATAGAGTACACCAATACAAGAATAGGCAAAGATACAAGAACCAAGACAAATTCATCCTTCCAACCTTTATCATTACTCTCAATAACTTTCGCTTTATATTCAATTTGACCTGTACTCATTTTCTCAGCATGTCTCATTTGAGCATCTGACATTAATTGTTTAGTTTTTTGTTTGTTTTGGTATATATGACTAGCAGTCTTAACACCCATAGATAATAAATTAAACCACATTATTTAATACCTTTCTTTCTTTGTTTAGTTCTTAATATGCTAACACGTTTGTGCCAACACCATACACTAATTTTTGATGCGTATTTTTCTACGAAGCTGTAGAATTTGTTGGTAAACCTTCCCATGCTTTGTACATCCCTTCTACTAACAGCTCATCATCGTATGGCTGCATACCATTTTCCATTTGTATAATTGCTTTTACTAATGGTAAATAATCTTCAATAGTATTGTTTAGTTCATCAGTAGGATTAACGCCAAGTTTTCTGCAAACAAATGCAATGTAAGCATCTGTATCATTTTCACTTGGTGGAGCCCATCTTTCAATAATGCTCTCTACTGTAAATCTTTTATGGTGAAATCTGTATGTTAAAAGTATTTTAACTAATGCTCTAATACCCCATACAGCTTCTTTAAATACACAAAAAACTGGATCAGATTGTTCATCTGCCAGTCCATCCCAATCAGTACCAAGTTTAATATTTCCTGGATTTTTATTTCTTATACCTCTAGGTAATTTTTCTGTTCCATCTGCCATGTTTATCTAAAACCATTGGGATTAATATTGGTAACCCATCAATGATAACTCCTGTTCCTATTACTGGTCTAGACTTCTGTAATTTATTATATTCAAAAGCTAAACTTTTCATGTTAATTAAACATCCAACTTGCATACCCCAAAGTAGTTCATTAGGATTACTCCAATAATCTATTTTGAATGATGTGTGATAGTGTCCTTGAACAGTACACATACCATATTGCTGTGCAACTTTAAGTACGTCTTTATATTTACCATGACAGAAGTAAATTTTTTGACCATTAGATGCTTTAATAACCAAATCTTCATGCCATGTCCAACCTTTGCCTACTCCAAGCATATGATTATATGACTTAAAGATCTCATGAGGTAAACCATGTCTAGTAGCTTTTCTAAAAACTAAGCTACCATGATTAGAATCCATTATGTATTG